ATTTTCCAACTGTATTTTCAAACTCCGTCATCTGTGGATAACTCTTTCTCAAGATTAGTTTTTAGATACTCAAAGTAATCATCTGAAATAGGCATGTCTGAAAAAAATCTATGTACTGTGACGCCTTTGCCTCTGCCTAGTCCTAAGCGGTATACTCTGAGATAGCCTGCTTTCTCTAAAAGCTTAAAGTGCTCATCTACGGTGCGCCTGCTTATTCCTAAACGTCGTGCAATCTCATCAGGATACACAACCCAATCAGACTTATTAGTCAGTATGACTGCCAAAATCCCTATTGTGGCTGGTTTCAGTTGCTTATCTTGAGTGAAAGTGTTATTGATAGATGTGTAATTTTCGTGAGTATTTCTTAGAATATACTGCATACCTCATATTTAAGCCCCTTTCTGTAACTCTCGCTTGTGCATTCCTAAAATGATGTCATAGTACGAATGACCAGCAGGGATGACATATCCTGTCAGATCGTCAATTTGAGAGCCATCTGCCATGATGTTTACAATCCGTGGCTCCCATTCCTTTTTTACTGTTTTCATGATATAATTACCTCGTAAATGTTTTACTGAGTCCCTCAATGGAATTGCCGTTCCAGAGGGGCTTTTTTGCTATAATTGACTTATCCTAAACGAAAGGAGGATAAGTAATGAGTTTTAATCAAACTCTAGCTGATAAAATTCTTGAGTTTGCTGCACTTGAGCCATCTATCCCAGTAGGTACAGGGCACGACTTCCACGCTCCAGAATTTGAGGAAGATGATTTCAAAGATACCGCCAAGCAACTGATTTCATCTGGTCAAATCACTGGTTTACTCAAGGAAGATTTCAGCGGTCTATTCATTGAGTTCAGACAGTAATGTTTGAACTCCTACAACTGCCATCATCTCATCTACATCAATAATATCTGGTGTAAATGTGACGGTGGCTTTTGGTTTTTTGTCTGCTGACATTTCTAATTTAAAATCAGTTACCCCTCTGCCAAGCTCCCAGTCATTGATTTTTATTGAATAACCTGACGAATTAAGAGATTGACCTTCGGTAGGTTCCTGCTTGGGTTTGATGATTACTTTTAACTGTTTCATATTGCCCCTTTCTATCCTGTTAAGTATTCCTGATTGAGAAACTTGTTGATAAAGTACTGTTGGCCCTTGCCAGTGACCTTAGTTGTTGTATTGACAGTTGTATGACCGTCGGCATGATTGATGTTTGTCTTCTTGAGTTCAAACAGTCCAAGCTGCATGCTTTTCTGAGTTGGCTGGTTCCAAGACTCCCCACGACGACTAATTAGATAACCATGGGCTCGGAGCCACTGAAAGAGTTTGTTTTGTCCAATGTCAATGCCGTTCTGTTTCAGGATTTTAGCTAGTTCACCAATTAAACAAGATGACTTACTAGCACTTACTGCGTCGGCAAATAGCACCTTAGGACGGTCAGCCTCAATCTGAGCCTCTAGCTTGTGGACTTTCTGATCAGCCATGAGTAAGGCTCTTGCCATGATTTTCTCAGGGCTATTAAAGTCTTTTTCTACTTGTATAAAGTATTGTCGGACTTGCTTGCCTCGCTCTGTTCGTTGGATCATAGCAATTTCCTTGGCCATGTCTAGCTTGATAATGTGGTCTGTTGTAGTCTGTAAACCTCCAGGGGTCGGACATTTTTGGGTCACCCTTGAGAAATCCTGATTTTCTTCAAAGCCATACTCTGTCATTCGACTAAACCATTTCCTGTACTCTGTTTTTATACCCAAAGCCCAATGCAAATGCCTAGCTGATACTACTGGCTCCTGATTATCATTCAGAGTTACGTTGATGAGTTCATTCATGTGATCTCCTTTCTATGTTGTTGTTTTCGCAACTTTTTTTCTAAAAAAATACTAGAAATCCTCCATTTTGATGTCTAGTAGTTTTGAAAGTTTGCTAGCTTCCGAAAATGTGAAATCACGTCCACGGTAACGATTGACTTTCATGTTAAAAGTTGACTTGTCCATATCCAACTGTTCAGCAATTTCTTTTTGTTTCATTCCTTTTGAAACAATAATGCTTTTTAAATTTAGATACGGCTTATCTAGCACCATTACACCGCTCATAGGCCTCTCCTTTCCAAGTTGTCGTTTTCGCAACTTTGTTTTATGGTTCTAGTATATACCAACTTTGTTTCGTTGTCAACAACTTTTTTTATTTTTTTAAAAAATGTTTGCGAAAACGAAACTTTTATAGTATAATGATTATTAAGAAATGAGGAAGTGGAAAAATGATTGGAAACAAAATCAGAGAACTTAGAAAGAAACATAACCTAACTCTTGATGAGTTAGCTAATAACTTAAATAATAGGTATCCTGATACTATGAACTTTAATAAAGGGAAAATTTCTAAATGGGAAAATGATAAAGAAGAGCCAAGGCTTTCATCAGTCAGAGTCCTTGCTGATTATTTCGACGTACCTTTAGATTATTTTAACGGCAATGAGGCTAAAATCTTGCCGATCTACAACAAACTAGAAGAACCAAGGCAGGAGAAAGTCCTTAATTATGCTAAGGAGCAACTTGGGGAGCAAGAGAACTCTAATATTATTTCTATGTTTGACAAGCCTCAAGATGACGAAGACTACATTACTGATTATGTAGAGGGATTGGTAGCTGCTGGACATGGTACTTTCCAAGAGGACAATCTCCACATGGAGGTAAGACTGAGAGCCAATGATGTTCCTAACGAGTATGACACTATTGCTAAAGTAGCTGGTGACTCAATGGAGCCACTTATAGAAGATAACGATCTATTGTTTATCAAGGTCACAAGTCAAGTGGACGTTAATGATATTGGTATCTTCCAGGTAAACGGGAAAAACTTTGTTAAAAAACTTAAGAGAGACTATGATGGACGCTGGTACTTGCAAAGTCTAAATAATAGCTATGAAGAAATCCATCTGACAGAGAATGACGACATCCGAACTATTGGGGAAGTCGTAGATATTTATAAAGTTTAAAAAATTTAGCACAATTAAGAAAGGGATATAAAATAATGGCTAAATATGTAAAACGTTGTCCAAAATGTGGCAGTGATCAAATTGAATACATGATGCAGGAGCGCAAAAGTTTCAACGGTTGTGTAGGATGTATTGGGTGGCTTATCGCTTGGCCATTCGTTCTACTTGGATTTGTGGGCAAAAAAGGGAAACACAACTGGCACTGTCGCAACTGTGGATGTGTATTTAAGTCTAAGAAATAAAAAAAGCCCCACGCTCAGAAGTTTGGCGACCGAGAGCGTGAGGCTGGTAATTACAAGAAAGGATTTTCATGGAGATAACCTCGCATGATGTCTTTTCTTGTACCTATTTTATCATTTTTTAGGAAATTTTGAAAGAGGTACTACTATGATAACAACAAATAAAGTAGCTATATATGTCAGGGTATCGACGACAAACCAGGTTGAGGAGGGATACTCCATAGATGAGCAAAAAGCCAAGCTCTCTAGCTACTGCGATATTAAAGACTGGAATGTCTATAAAATCTATACTGATGGTGGATTTTCAGGAGCGAATACTGACAGACCAGCGCTAGAGGGACTTATCAAAGACGCTAAAAGGAAAAAATTTGATACAGTGCTAGTCTATAAGCTGGACCGTCTTAGCCGTAGTCAAAAAGACACGCTTTACTTGATTGAGGATATTTTTATAAAGAATAATATAGCATTCCTGAGCCTACAGGAGAATTTTGACACCTCAACTCCTTTCGGCAAGGCTATGATAGGGCTACTCTCTGTGTTTGCTCAGCTAGAAAGGGAGCAAATTAAGGAACGTATGCAACTTGGCAAGCTAGGACGTGCTAAAGCTGGAAAGTCTATGATGTGGGCTAAGACGTCCTATGGATATGACTATCACAGAGACACTGGAACCATTACTATCAATCCAGCCCAGGCCGTGGCTGTTAAGTTTATCTTTGAAAGTTACATAAGAGGGAGATCCATTACTAAGCTGAGAGATGATCTAAATGAGAAATACCCAAAGCATGTGCCTTGGAGTTATCGGGCGGTCAGGGCCATACTAGATAACCCTGTCTATTGTGGTCTCAATCAGTTTAAGGGAGAAATTTATCCAGGTAATCACGAGCCAATCATATCAAAAGAGGACTACGACAAGACTCAAGCTGAGCTTAAGATCAGACAAAAGACAGCAGCTGAAAACTCTAACCCTCGGCCATTCCAGGCTAAGTACATTCTATCTGGTATCGCCCAATGTGGATATTGTGGGGCTCCTTTAAAAATTATATTAGGTGTAAAGAGAAAAGATGGGAGCAGGTTTAAAAAATATGAATGCCATCAAAGGCACCCAAGAACGTTGAGAGGTGTGACTACCTACAACGATAACAAGAAATGTGACTCAGGATTTTACTACAAAGACAAGCTAGAGGCCTATGTGCTAAAAGAAATCAGCAAGCTGCAAGATGACGCTGGTTACCTGGACAAAATATTTTCAGAGGACAATGCTGAAACTATAGACCGTGAGAGCTACAAGAGACAAATAGAGGAGCTATCAAAGAAATTGAGTAGACTTAACGATCTATACATAGACGATCGCATTACTCTTGAGGAACTACAGAGCAAGTCAGCCGAATTTATAAGCATGAGGGGAACTCTTGAGGCTGAACTGGAAAACGATCCAGCTCTCGGAAAAGACAAAAGAAAGGCCGATATAAGGGAGCTGCTAAACGCTGAGAAAGTCTTTTCAATGGACTACGAAGGTCAAAAGGTACTTGTTAGAGGGCTTATAAACAAGGTTCAGGTAACAGCTGAGGACATTGTTATCAAGTGGAAAATATAAATAATTTTAGTAACCTACATTTCTACCAAAGTGAAAGCTTT